CCGCCACCATGCCATCACCGGCGATCATCGGCATTGCTGCCAACGTCTTGGTGACTGCCCAGGAATTGCGGAAGATCTGCGTGAAGTTCACGTAACGATCAGCGATGATCGAAACTGCATTCGGACGCACAGAGCCTTCTTCGAAACCATTGCCAATGGTGTAGAGGTGAACACCAGATGCGATGGCAACACCAGCGAGAGTACCAACTGCACGTTGCACAGTCAGACTTGTGGCACTGACAACGTTTGTCACCAACATCACTTCACCAGTGGTGTCGCTGCGCAGCAAGTCACCCTTGACGATGTTGGCAGTGGAAACCACCGTGAAAGTTGTTGCCACGCCATCTGCCACAGCGACGCTGAGAACAGCTTCGGGGAATATCATGGTCTTGCTGAAGTATCCGTGCTCGATGTTCAGAGCAGTTTCATCTTTCAGCAGTGCAGTGAGGCCGAACAATGGCGCTTGGCCATTCGGCATGAGTCGCGTGATCAGAGCAGAGAATGACTTCTTTGCAAGATCAGTTGGGAGATTTGCAGTTGAGAGCAGGCCGACAGACATGATGGACTCCTAGAAAGTTGCGGGGATCAGTTCCCCAGATTACGTTTGCGGCCCAGCAGCGGAACTGCCGACTGAACCATCTTCCAAATACCGCAGCCAGTCTTTTTCAGGTGGCTTGTTGGCATCTGCCTGAGCAGGTGTGGGTGCGGCAAGATCTTTGGCAAACTGCAGAAAGTGTGTTTCTGCTTGTTGGGCAACTTCCGAGGGGGAAAGTCGTGGATTGGCATTTGCAATCTGTGACTTGATGCTGTCAATCATTCCGCGAGCCAGTGGGTGCTGAAGTGCGGGATTGGAAGTATTTTGATTCCGCAACTGCAAATCACGAAATCGCGAATCTAGCGACGAATTGAATCGCTCGTTACCTGTCTTGACTCCCTGTTCCACAAGACCTTGGCTGATCTGCATGGAACTGGCAACTGCATTCCGAGCAGTGATGTTCATGATGTGCATGAGTGCCTGTGCATCACCAGCAAGTGCCTTCTGAATCTGCTCAGGCTGCAGACCAGTTGTGAAATCTGCATTCGAGAGACTCTGTTGAATCTGTTCAGGCTTGATTTCGGGGAAGATTCCCTTGTTCATGTCCTCCTGCTGCCTTGCGCGCGCAGCGATAACTTCCGCAGTAGGAGTCATCAACTTCATCAGCGCATCCAGATTGGAATTTGCTGGTTGCTGCTGAGCTGCCGCGTTGTTTCCTGGGGCTGGCTGGCCAGCAGGCTGCTGAGTTGCTGGATTGGTTGCAGAGTTTCCTGCGGGTGGCGCTGCCACTGGTGCTGCTGCGTGAGCTGCCACTGGAGCTTCTTTGGGACCAAAAATACCTGGGAGGAATGCCATGATCGCTGCTTTCAAGGTTGGGTCGGTTGCGGTGGTTACTTGGGTTGTTGCGTGGGATTGCTGAGATCTGTGGGATCTCTCGGATCTTCTGCTTCCTGCAACTCAGGGGTGTTGAGTTCCATGAAGAGTTCTTCCAAAACCAGCACTTGAGCTTTTCTTCTCTCATGCCGGATCAAAGTGAGTTCTTTCGAATCCACCTGATTCTTTTCGTCCTCGTAGCTTTCCTCCACAACTGCATTTGCGTAGGCTGCAATCTTGTTCTGCAGGTGTGCGAGGAAGTAAGGATTCACTATCTTTGCCGTCCGCTGCTCTTCTTCAGTGAGTGCGAACGACAGGAATCTGCTAGATAGATTTGGGTGCATTTGGGAGTTCCGATTGGTCAAGTAGATTGGTCTTGCTTGGAGCACTTGCTGCTTCCGGTGGGGGCCAGATTGTGCTGTCTACTCCAATTTCACGGTTGATTTGGATTGTTACATTGCCACTCCCTGAATTGTATGCGCAGGAAGCGAGGACACTCAGGAGCAGGAATGTTCCGCTCGTCTTCGCAACCCGGATGGCGCGCAGATAGCTTAATTGCTCGCTTTTCCCCCTCAAGCTGGAAGTTTCCACTGGGCCCTGCGGGCCCGGGAAACTGTCCAACTTGCCCGGGAACCCTTTGCTTCGCAATTGCGCCATCTTTGCGGCCACCGGGATCGCTACGCCTCGCTCTACACGGCGCACAATTATAGAATCCATCAGGGTGCTGCAGTTTGCCCTTGGGGAAGCGCCAATGCCAGATTCGGGTTTTGCTCTGGAGGCACTGCATTCTGGGCTGCGCTTGTTTGCGTGAGCATCTGCTGGAATTGTTGCTGCTGCTCTGGACTGCGCTTGAAATCCTCCAACCACCAGGCTCCTTTCAATTTCATCCAGTACATGAACATGCCCATGACGTCGTACTCGCTCATCACAACTGGCATGGCTTGTGCAGTCTGCATGAACACCATGAGGAGTTGCGGGTTCATCAGTTTCTCGATCGGGAGCAGACCATCCGTGAGTTTGAATTCCATCATTGTGTCGCGCAGTGCAACTGGATCAATCTTCACGACTTGCTTGTTCTCTCTGTCCAGCATCTCACCAGTGCCTTGATTCTGCAGCATGTTTGCTTTGAGAGTTTCCTTCAGCGGTGTGATTGCTTGGTGCTCGATCGTCATGCTGGTGAGCTGCTGACGAGAGTTGCTGCCATCCATCGTGGTTTCGAATTCGGTGACAGACTTGTTGCCTGGCTGGAATTGGCCGCGTTGAACTTTGTTCTGTCCACTGGCTACGTCCGCCATCTGACTCACCATCTCACTCATCTGGAGACTGGCCTGCAGATTGTCTTCTCTGTACGGAATCTGGTAGACTGCTTTGCCAATGTCATCCCCCTTGAACATTGCTGCATTTCTCAGCGGGATGCGAGCAACTGCACTCACTGGATCAATGTCCTTCTTGGAAATGAATCTCTCGTTGTAGATGAGTCGGTCGAATACTTTCCGACGCTGAGACTCCAGACTGATGTTCCAGAGAGCACTGCTCATATCTTGGAACGGGAGAGCATTGTCCAGCAGCGACTTGGTCTGGTATCCCAATCCATCCTCATACGGCTGCATGATAAATATCGGGAGGTAGTCGTTCGCAGTCACCAGTTCCTCAACATAGACCACGTACTGCCAGTTCACGATGTAGCAGAGATAGATCGTGGGTTGCTGTCCGATTGCTCCGAAGTCGCTGGGCATTGCCCTGCAGATGAATGTCGTCACAATGTATTGGTTCTTGTAGTTGACTCTGTCTTCTCCACCTTGCTTTTCCAGACCTGCCCAGGCCAGCCAGTTTTTTCCTTCTATCGCCAGCCGATTGATGTCCAGCATCATGTTCACACTTGGGATGTAGAATGCTTGTGGATTCTGGTTGTCTGAGAACCCAGTCCCCTGGTAGCTGGACTCGATTGCTTCCTTCAGATTGGTTGTCCTGCTCTTGTCCAGTCCCTCAACAAATCTGCGGAATGCCATTCGATTCATGAGATTGTTCCAGCCGAAGAATTCTCCTTCCTCGTGGTGCTTGCTGGGATCCACTCGCATGTCCATGAAGCAGTTGTACGGATCAATCCGTGTGATGCAATTGCCTCCGTATGAAACAGAGTTGACTTTGCTCTGGCCAGCAGTTGAGACATCGGTACTCGTGCTGATCCGAGTTACGCTGGTTTTCTTCCAGTGCACGAATGCTGCTCCCCAGTTGTACTTGAATCCATCCCGGAACCACTTGATCATTTCACGAGTCCAGCCATATTGCAGCGCATGATTGTTCATCACGGTCTGGAACTGGTCTGCAACTGGTTGCTTATCTGGACTCGTAACTACTGGGAAGATCGGCCAGCTGCTCAAGTAGACTCCAGCTTGATATGCCACTGCACTCTCGATTTGCGGCATCACAATGGGAACTGTCAGATCCGCGATCTTCCTGGCATCTCCGAGCAAGTTGGCTCGAATTGCCTTCAGGTGATCCGCAGTCAGATTCAGTTGGGACTGATATGCACGATCTCTGTAAGTCAGGATCTGCCGAAAGGTGCCCAGCTCACTGCTGAAGTTTGCACACATCTTGGCATATTGCAAGAGTCCAACTCTCTGGTTGATGGTGAGAGTCCGGGTGAATGCTGAGGTAGTGGTGGCCATTTGGTACTTTCAGGTTTGGGCAGTTGGTTTGGGCACGTAGGAGGTTTCGGGGGGCAATCCAGTTAGAGTCGTAGTTCAAGTAGTTACTTGGGCTGCTTGCGTGGCTGGCATCCTGGCGGGTTGTATCTTGGGGATTCCGACTTCCAAGTCCCACCGCATTCCATGCGCATAATCCCGCATTGCCTTCCTAGCCTCCCTAACCTTCCTATCCGTTCAAAAGGGCAGCAGCAAGTCTTCTGTGTGTGCTGCTTCTGCAGTTTCTCGATCTTCCCACAGGTTTCTAATCGCTAGTTCCCCGTAATTCTGCATGACTTCCTCCACGTATCCAATCGGATCTATAATGTCGTCCGTATTGTCTGTCTTCAGTGGATTCCAGTCGATGTACTGGGATATTACCAGCGACCTCACCTTGGGATGAAGGAGAATTTCCCCAGCTAATATCTTAACTGCTCCTCGCTTGATTCTGTTGTTTTTGGCTTGCCCTCTGGGAGCAACTGGCTCGAAGTGGAATCCACTAATGCCTTCTCGCTCGCAATACTGCTCGAAGTGGTGAAGGAGAGTGCTTTGGTAAGCAACATCTTCAACGCAGATGAGCCGTGTGTTTCTACGAATCGCGAGATCAATCGCGAGCTTAATCGTCTGGGTGGGCGTAAAGACTCCAGCCAAGAGTTCATCAAAGATAGGTTTGCCATCTTTCACCTCGTAGTGGTTGATTGTGCAATCGTCTGATTTCTTCTTGGCGGCGCTTGGATCAATGATAATGAAGCTTGCTTCTCCGACCTCGTCACCTAGATAGTATTCTGGAATGAATGGGATCTTGCTAATGTCTATCCCGCTGGAGAGTGCAACATCCGTGCTGTTCAGCACCTCGCTGATAAACACTTCTGGGTGTCCCATTTCCGTGTCACTCTGGTACTCTGAGATCAGCTCATCTATCGGACGGAGTTCTTCCCAGAGTGAACTGCCATCTGCCAGGATTCCACCTACGACCAGAGAAGTCCACTGGGAATTGTTCTTCAACTTCTCCAGCACCGAATTCTGTGGGTACATATTCCCGACGAAAATGAAGGTGCATCCGAAGGGCGAGCGGGCTTTCATCAGTGTGCCGAGAATCCAGACCACGAGTTCCTCAGCCAACTCTTTGTTCTTCGCATCCTCTTTGTCCTGAATGTCATCCATCAGGATTACGTCTGGTCGCTGATTCTTCCGGTTGATGCCTCGGACGCTAGTTCCTGCACCTGCTGCCCAGAGAACAATGTTCCTTCCCCGAAAGTAGAATACCTTGACCGTGTTGTTATTTTCTTCTAGTCTGGCATCCCAGTGGCCAAATAGCTTCCGGATGTTGGGACTGCTTAGCATGTCTTCCAGGTCACTCAGAATGCTGACCGCTTTCTTCTCATTCGCACTCACCACGAGGATGAACTTCTTGTGGCTGAACAGGATGTACCAGAGACAGAGTATCTTAATAAAGGTGGTCTTGGCAAATCCTCGTGGCAGTCCGATTGCAAATCTTTCTACTCTTCCCTTGAATGCGGTGAGTAGTGAGAACAAAACCAAGTACCACTTCGGAAAATTAAAGAGGAACTCTCCTGCAAGTGCTAGTCCAGCCAGGTAGTTGAAATCCAGCTTGGCTGTCTGTGCCGCACTGGCACTATCGACTAGTACTTCTTCACTGCTCATGCTTTATCCACGTGCCGCAATTCACCACAACCACAGCATCGGAATCCTACCCAGAGTTCTTCCTCCTTGTAGAAAATTTCCACATAGCCTGTATTCCAGCCAAGTAGATGAGCAAGTTTGTGTAGGAGCTTTTTCACAGCAGATCCACCAGATCTCTGTTGGTTCCTGGGATTCGGCGGGCCTGTTTCCGTTCG